TTGTCCTTTAGCAAACATGTTAATATTATTATCGCTGTGTAAATCAATGTCACCCACTGACCTAATTGCAATAGTGTGTCCAGAATAGATATCGATACCCCCATTAGCACTAAATTCCATCCAAACATTGCCTGATCCATTGGCAAGATACACAACACCTTTGGTATCATGCATCAATAATTGATGGCCACTGCTGGTTCTCAATCTGATCAACTCATTGTTGCCTGCAGCATCACCATCATCCATTACGAATGTATGACCTGCTTCTCTCACCACGGGTCTTTCAGGATTAGCGTCTGTGGGTCCTAATTTAAATTTTTTCTTGCTCTTTTTATCTAATCTTCCGGGAGTGCTGATTCCAAACACTGCACTGGGACTCTCTCTTCTAGCAGAACTGGTTGTGGTACCACGCACTGTGTCTTTTATTAATCCCTGTCTTTTCAATGTGTTAGCGAAAGGATGTATGGGTTTTTTTAATTTGTCAAGTCCACCCACGTTGCTGGCCGCAGTCCACGTGGTTCTATTGACTTCCGAGGCTGGAACTTCTTTGGTACCATAATTAGTTTCCACTGTTTCACCAGAATCGTCAGACAGGCCTTCTGCACCTAGTGCAGTGTGGGGACTGGAAGCGATTCCCGGCACCATGTGATTGGTGTAGGGATCTTGTACGCAACCAAACCAAAAACCCTCTGATACTTTTCCTTCCACAAATATCACTAGCACTCTCGTATCAATATCGGGTGGTACCATCCACATTCCATAGCTGTGCGGACTGTCAGCAAAATCATAGGGACTGGTTTTAGTGGTGGCATTGGGACTCTTGGCACCATAAAAAGGTGTTAGATATTTTACGTCATACAGCATATCAGAAGGGCCTTCATCTGTGCCTGACAAGCTAGGAATCATCACTTTCAATCCCCCCATTCTGGTAGGATCCACATTGTCTTTGACAATGCCTATGTATGGACCTGGATTGATTTCAGTATACTGAGTGTTCCTGAACTGTTTATTGGGTGTTGATGCGTCTCCGTACGTGGTCATATGTTTTTAATTAGTAAATCCCTCTGTGTCTGAAATATTAGGCGATACAGTAGTGTCTTTCGCTTTTGCATTTGCTTTTTCATATTGTTTTTTCAGCTCTTGCAACGTGCTAACCGACGTCATTTGTTTTCCTTGGTTGTTGAATCTTACCAAATCCAATACTTGTGTGAATTTTCCACTGTCAAAAATGCTTTCTACCTGTGCTACTTTATATAATCCGCTAAAAACAATGTTCTCTAAATTTTTAAAATTCATCACGCTCTTTTTTTCATCTATGTCTGTGGGGAATCTAAAATCCAATGTAACAAACGGCTCTGCTTGATCATAGTTAAAACAGCCTAACTCTTCGTCCCAGGCCTTGCCATCAAATGTGGATGTGACCGTGGTGGATTTGCTTGTGCTGCCTTTAGATTCGTTGGGCAGTGCAAAATCCTGTCCTATGAAAGCAGGGTCTCCCAGTATGGTCATTTGTACATTGACCATGTCTCCCATGGGCGCTGTTAGATATTCATAAAATTCATCTACCTGAGTTGTGCTTGGGCCTTTACCCGAGGAAGGATCAGCTGATTTGGTGTAGGAAGGATATCTGCGCAGCGGCAACAAGGGTTCGGGTTGACTTTGCACTAGAGATCCAAATTTTTGATAAAGATCCTGCCAGGAAAGATCTTTAATATCTCCTGTTTTTGAACCATCGGCTCCTGTGCCATCGACTAGTGCTGCTTGAAAATAACCGAATTTGTAATTGATCTTTAGATCCAATATGTCATGGTTGTCTCCGGTGTATATGTAATTGTATCTTTTTTTCACAGTCTTTCCCCATAATGGCGAAGCGCTCAATCCTGGCAATGTGAAATTCATCACATGTACCGCATATGGTATCACTGTAAAGGTAATTGTTTTTGGATGCATGCCTGTTCTTCTGTCAAATTCTGCAGTATTTGTTTCCACGTTGGTCACAACCTTGAACCACGGCACGTAGGGTTCTTTTGTTTGTGTTTCTGTTTGAGCTTCTGTCTGCTTGTATTTGGCTTCTTGCTGTTCTCCTATTTCTATCCAATATTTTTTAACTATATCAGTTATGTTTCTAAAATTATCGGCTTTTTGCACACAGTCAGAAATCACCTTGGCTATACTTTCGTTGGGCCTCACGCTGACTGGAAATTTGGTTCCCGTCAAATTTGAAAGATTAAAGTTCCAGGCTTTGCTGTTGGTCACTGGAATACTGTTCTCAATTTTTATTACGTAGGTGTCTTTTTTGTCTCTTAATTTTTTTTCTATCTCCACGTCCTGCATTTTATTGAGAACTGATGACAATTTATCCATGGCTTCAACCAAAGTGCCTCCTCTTTCGACATTGCCAAAAATATTACCCGATCCTCTGATGTATAGATATCTATCCGTCATGGCAAATTCCGTCCACGGCACAGCAGTTATTGTGTAAACTGTGCCTCCTGCATTGATCTCCATCTCTGCATTGGTGATCTTAATTGGTAAAACTCTCTTGGTTATAAGTTTTAGCGGATTGCCTATGTTGTCATATCCTCTAAATTCCAATGTCAAGAGATAGGGTGCATCCACGTGATCTAAAAATTTGTTATTGAAGGCAGCAGCTTTCATCTTTTCAAAAAGTGTAACGCCATATGGTTCGTGCATGATCATTTCTATCTTAGTGAAATTCATCATCTTCCTCTGTTCGTTGGGGCGATGCACTGCATTTATTAACACTTTTTCAAAAAATATATCATGTCCCCTTCTTAATATTTCGTCTGACTTTTCTCTCGACTTAATATATCCATCCTTGTGTTTAAAATCAGAATAAACTGTGCCGTTGTCTTCGTTGTCCACTGTTGCCTTGGCTGAATTCACTGACCCTTCTCTGTTGAATTCTGAAAATCTTCCTTCCGGACCTATACCAGAACTCTTGGCAATAACATCGTGTGGTGATTCTTTTTTTATTTTTTCAGGCTTTCTAAGATCATCCTGTGATAATGCCGACAACGTCCATACATAGTTGTAGGAAGCATACTGATGCAGTCTGTTTGATTCTGCTGTGTCTTCTTTTTGAGAATTTTTATTGATAGTCTTGCCTGTATATGCCAAATCATTGTACAAGGCATTTAAGTCTATTGTTGCCATTTTTATATGCCTAGATCACTTTTTAGATTGCTTAATTTGGGCAACTGAATAGTTTTTCCTGGAGAAAAATCATAGATCGGGTCTTCGATTGCGTCTGGATTTCTCTGAGCAAACACCCACCATAATCTTGGCGTACCATATAAGTCAAATGCCAATAGGTCTGGTCTATAAGCATATGTTCTTGTGATGATGTAGGTGACATCATCTTGCTCTGCTGTGATTGTGCGAGGCAATAAAAAATCCAAACTAATATTGTTTTGTGGTGTATTAAAATATGGAGACGTGTTACTGTATTTGGCCATTAGATATATCCTATTCCGTTTTTATCATTTAATTCGCCATTGATAAATTTTCGCATGCTAAAATTTTTAACCGATTCTCTAGAGTAGATCGGTTGTAGTTGTAATGTGACTTGGCTCATTGTGGGAGCCCATGAAGTATTTTTGTCTGTCAACAATAATTCTGGTCCAATAAATGATTGTTGTTTGTTTTGATTACCTTGCACTGTGCAGATGTAGTCAACATCGGCTCTTAGATCAATCGAAAAGTTTGTCACTATCACTGGCACTTTATTAAACACATATGCTCCGTATCCCGAAAGGCTCAATATGGGAGGAGGATTTCCTTTGAGTCCGTCATCTTCTCCTCCAAAAAACATCTTGGTCACCGACCTAAAGAAATGCAACATGGCAATCCAATAGCGTGCATCTTCTTGATTCTGTACAGGAAACTCTCCCACCACTGTGAAGCTGGGCACTTCGCTGTGTGAGTAGGCATAGAATGGATAGTTGCTGTGCGTGAGATTCAATGCATTGTAGGATGCCGAATGATTTATTATGATGGAGGGGGTTATGGGAAATGTTACTCCACCGGTGCTGGCTAGCGGAGCCAGTACATTATTTCTCAAAACTCCACCGTCGTCGTCCCTGCCCGATTCAAAGAATATTGATTGCAATTGGCTGTCTGTTGGCAAAATCACTTTCACTCTAAAATCTTGTTTTCCGCTACGCACGGTCCACTGCGCTGATCCTCGCAGTTTCATGTTGGCTTCTGCACCCTTGTTTAAACCATTGCCAAACAGCCTGCCCAGTGTGCGATTAAAGATATTACCGCCCACGTTGGACAGCACTTTGCCTATGCCGCCTGTACTGGAATTTTGTTCTTCAATATTAGGTTGTAAATCCATAAAAAAACTATTATAATAGTAACTGTATTTATAGGCATCATTTTAGGCGCACTTTATAGCTCAAAAACACCCAAAAGAGTTCAAAAATTAAAGGATTTAAAAAATGAAAAAAGTGAATTATCTAAACAATCGTGACTTGCTGTCCGAAATACACAAGAGCAAGAATACCTATTCTTCCTATGTGAATGCCGAGGACAGTCAATATGACATGATTGTCAATGACATTAAAAAAATTAACGGTGCTAATATTGCCCGAGCAAGAAAAATACAGGCCAAAAGACTCACTGCAGAAGCATGGGATCAGGCTAAAAAAACAGGCAATAAACGAATTAAGATGAGTGATTATGAAGTGTCTCCAAGAAAAATTAAAAAGACAGATCTAGTATTTCGAGTGATGACATTTGATCACATCACCACAGACAGTGAGAGAAAAAAGAATCCCAAGACTCGAGCGGATCATCACACCAAGGTTAATTTTCCCCCTTTCCAACACTATAGAATAAACGACAAAGGGCAACTGGTCTGTGTGGGCAAGAGTCATTGGGTGGGTGGTATGAGCAATGGACACTTCTCTAATGACCACGGCAAAATAACTCCCACGTTGGCCCACATGTTTTTAAAACTGGCAGAGAGATACAGCCAAAGGAGCAACTGGAGAGGTTATACCTATGTGGATGAGATGCGTTCTCAAGCACTGGTACAATTGAGTCAAATTGGTCTGCAGTTTGATGAATCTAAATCTGAAAATCCCTTTGCTTATTACACAGCAGCTATCACAAACTCATTCACAAGAATTCTAAACATTGAAAAGAAAAATCAAAACATTCGTGATGATATATTAGAAATGAATGAGATGATGCCAAGCTATACTCGACAGGCTAAAAACGAGAGTGAAACTGTGGCAGCAAAGAAAAGACAGAAAGAATTACACGGTGAGGTAAAAGTCTACAGCAAGACAGCTCTAAAAGATTTGAATCGACAGTATAAAGAAGCTGGTAAATTGTCACTTGCAGATGACGGCAAAACCAAATAATATCTAACTATGGCATTTTTTAAACGAGCTGCTTGTTTCACTGATATACATTTTGGACTAAAAGGCAACAGCCGAGTCCACAACGATGACGGAGAAGCATTCTGCTATTGGTTCATTGAACAAGCTCAAGCACACGGCTGTGAAACCTGCATATTCCTAGGAGATTGGCATCACCACAGAAGTGCTACCAATGTCAGCACCATGAATTACACAGTAAGCAACATGGAGAGGTTGGGTCAAGCATTTGAACGAGTTTATGTGATGATGGGCAATCACGATCTATTCTATCGCGACAAGAGAGAAATTAACAGCATGGAATACTGTAGAAATATTCCCAATATAAAAATTGTGAATGACTGGGTGTTAACAGATGATGTGGCTATAATTCCTTGGATCGTTCAGGATGAATGGCGTCAGATAAAAGATCTAAAACAGAGATATATTTTTGGACATTTTGAATTGCCTTATTTTAAAATGAACGCCATGGTGGACATGCCAGACGTGGGCACAATCAAAGCAGAACACTTCGCAAACCAAGAGTATGTGTTCACAGGACATTTCCATAAGAGACAGATCAGAGACAATATACACTACATCGGCAATGCATTTCCACACAACTATGCTGATGCTGGCGACGATGAGCGTGGTATGATGGTGCTGGAACATGGTGGGCAGCCCAAATACATCAACTATCCCAACATGCCAAAATATAGAAACGTGAAGATATCACAGTTATTGTCCGATGCTGACAGCATATTGGCGCCACGAATGTATGTGCGTGTGGGATTGGACATTAAGATTTCTTATGAAGAAGCCAATTTCATTAGAGAAACATTCATGGAAAAATATCAGTTGAGAGAATTACAATTGATTCCTGAACAATTAGATCAAGCAGATCAGCCCATGGTCAAAGTGGAAAAATTTGACTCTGTGGATCAAATCGTTATAAAACAATTGGAAGCAGTGGATTCACAGACCTATGATAAAAAGGTATTAATGGCAATTTATAATAATTTAGATGTTAACAATTAGAGATCTCACAGTAAAAAATTTCATGAGCGTGGGTAATCATACTCAGGCAATAAACTTTGCTGACAAACATCTGGTGCTGGTTATTGGTGAGAACATGGATCTGGGCGGCGATGACGCCGGTGCTCGAAATGGCACAGGCAAGACCACTATCATAAATGCCATCAGCTATGTGTTCTTCGGTGAAGCACTGACACAGATACGAAGAGACAATCTGGTCAATAAAACCAACAGCAAAGACATGTTGGTCACTGTGAATTTTGACAAAAATGGAGTAAACTACAAGATTGAACGAGGTAGAAAACCACAGGTATTGCGATTCTTTATCAATGAAGTGGAACAAAACTCAGGAGCAGATGGCACTGAAGATAACAATGAAGCACAGGGAGAGAATAAGGAAACTCAAGAAGAAATTAATAGGTTATTGGGCATGACTCATGCCATGTTTAAGAATATCATAGCTCTCAACACTTATACACAACCATTCCTAGCAACCAAACAGGCAGAACAGAGAGAGATCATAGAACAATTATTGGGTATAACTCTATTGAGTGAAAAGGCAGAGTTGTTAAAGGAGCAGATGCGAGTGGCCAAACAAGAATTAACTGAAGAAAAAATGCGATTGGATGCTGTTCTAGTCAGTAATAAAAAAGTGGAAGAATCTATCAAAACATTTGAATTGAGAAGTGCTGCTTGGCAAACACAAAAGAATCAAGATATCGCAAAATTTGAATCTGCCATAGAAGAATTAGAGCGAGTGGATATCCAAACTGAATTAGAGAGTCATAAACGCTTGGCCAAACACACAGATGATTCTAAAACTCTAAGAAATTTAGAAAAAGAGAAGAGCTATCACGAAGATTCTTTAACCAAGGCCACTAGACAGAAAGAACAAACTGTTAAAGATTTAGAGTATGCTGAAAAAGCCACTTGTCCTACCTGTGAACAGGATCTACATGGAGAGAAACATCAGCATCTTGTGTATGAGCTAAGAAAAGATCTTGAAGAACAAACTCAATATGAACAAAAACTGTCCGCAAAATTAAAAGAAATACAAAATAGCATCGCAGCCATTGGAGATCTGGGATCTGTGCCGGACACATACTATGATTCCATCGATGAAGCATACAATCACAAAGGTTCTGTGGAAGATTTAAAAAGACAACTGGAACAAACTCGCGCTAAAGAGAATACATATCAAGAACAGATTGATGAGCTAACAAAGAGTGCTGTGCAGAAAGTGGATTATGTCAAAGCCAATGAGATGGAAGACCTGTTCAAACATCAAGAATTCTTGTATAAACTGTTGACTGCCAAAGATTCATTTATTAGAACAAGGATCATTGAACAAAATTTAACTTATCTCAACCAAAGATTAGCGTTTTATCTATCACAGGTCAAATTACCACACACAGTGGTATTCTTGTCAGACTTGAATGTGAGGATTGAAGAGTTGGGCAGGGAATTAGACTTTGATAATCTAAGTCGAGGAGAAAGAAACCGATTGATACTGAGTTTAAGTTGGGCATTCCGTGATGTGTGGGAAGGACTTTACCAACAAATTAACCTATTATTCATTGACGAATTAATTGATGCGGGTATGGATACCTCTGGTGTGGAAAGTTCCATGGCGGTTCTGAAAGAAATGAGCCGAACACAATCAAAAAACATATTCTTGATATCACACAAAGATGAGTTGATATCTAGAGTTAATTCTGTGTTAAAAGTGGTAAAAGAAAATGGTTTTACCAGTTATGCCAATGATGTGGACATTGTCATTTAACTGTTGACTATCGCTTTTTTACAGCATACAATACAGATGTATTAATTAATACAACAAAGGAGAATACATGTCAAATACACATGAATCGATTATGGCCGCTATTCAGACTTATTCTGAAGAGAACCAAAAGTTCACTGAAAAAGGCGTAAAAGCTTCAGGAACTAGAGCCAGAAAAGCTCTTGCTGAATTGGGAAAACTAGTTAAAGCAAGAAGAAAAGAAATCCAAGAAACTAAAAACGCTGAAAAAAACGCAGCAGCCTAGTTAATACTTTTGGAATTTAAAAAAGGCCTGTGCATGCAAATGTATGGGCTTTTTTTATGACCCAAACCATTTTCTAGCGATCGGCGTGTCGTGTTTCAAGCACCACATGGTCCATTCTGTATCGGTGAATTTGGCCCGTACCACTATGCGATCCGGTTCAAAGGAAAGATTGCACAAATTTTTTAAATACATTTCCTGTATGTGTGGGTAGTATGAGAGCCACCCCTCAAACCAGATCTGTACTTTTGTGATGTCATCGTATGCTCCATTGTAACGAGCTCCATCGCACTGTGTTTTGAGCTCTCCTATCACTCGCAGAGTTCCCTGTGTGCTCATACATCCTTGTTAATAATTAAAGATCCATGCACTCGCACACGAATATGCCCATTGTAGTACTGGTCCGATTCTAACACTTTCCTAGCAAACTGTTCGCGAGCCTCCACATAGTTCAATTCTGCTTTGCTCCTACAATAATAAAGTATCTCTCTACGAAATCGGTCTCGACCTAAAGTTTCTATATCTCTAGTTAACTGGTCACTGCTGCCATAGTAGTCCATCCAGTCACTTGCCACAGCGCCTCTAATTTTTTTGCGTACTTTTTTTCCGTTTTTTTGCGTATGCATTTTATATCGCGTAGTTTTGAATCTGGATAATTTCTTACCCACATACATGCGACCATTCTCAGTGTTGGTAATGAGGTAAACGAATCCCGCACAATCCGTTGGTAATTCTATTACCGGTTCATTTCTGTAAATCCACTGCATGTCAGTATTTAAACTCAAGAAACTGCCAATCATAATATACGCATATTATATACATGTGAAAAAGGCACATTAAAAATAATCACAATTTCTATTAGGCTCTATAGCGTCTTTGGTAAAACAGTGAACTACTCCCATTAGCGTGGGCGGCGAATCACTTGACGCAACAGGCAAAAAGGATGGAGCTCTGGGAAACAGATCCAACTCCAGGTACATATGGGATTATCATACAGAGACCATATGGATTCGCGTTGTAATGAATGAGCTAACGGGTACAGCACAACCGCCCGGCGACAGCAGCGATGTATGGTGACTGCGAACTCAGCACATATGCAGAGTCGGTCGATTCGGCTAGCAATAGCCGAATTGTGACTGCTCATCTAGCACATAAGGCGCACGATGCTATCGCATCGCGCTTAACAATCACAATAGCAAGATGTAAAAAGGAAACGAGCGCAAGCGAAGTTTCAGATGTGCGTAGCACATCTTGTCGCGATCACAACTGTTAAAAGAATGGCTGCCCAGTTTTTTTAGTAACGTCTAAATTGTCTTTGACTATGCGAGAAACAATGTCGCGATCCGATGGACTCAGTGCCAGTGCTTCTTGATAGGTAATTCCACCTCGCATGTACCAACAGATCTTGAACAGCTCGTGCTTGATGCTCTTGCCTTCATTTTCGAGATCTTTTAGATATTTTATGAGGTCAGATTCCGAGAGCGACAGTAGTTTTATACGAAAAAATTTGCGTTATCGAACGTGATGGGCACTTCGTAGGTTGCGGGAGCGCCGGCCTTGATCTGTTCTTCTGTGGCTTTGACCTTGACAGGTTTGATAGAACCCTGTTGACGAATATCTGCCAATTTATTTTCCAGTTCTCTAACAATTTTGGCATCTGCATTTTTAATAAAATCCAGTATGGCAGTTTTGTCAGTCACAGTTTCTCCCGTGGGCAGTTGAATTCTTTCAATGTTGTTGATCAATAGATTCACATTGAGATCGCTCAACACCTTGAAGCTGTCGGTGTAACGCTTGGTCTTCTCTTCGGGGCTGAGGTTGCTCTGCGACACCTGAGAGTAGATCCTCTGTTGCTCAAATGTTTTTAGCTGTGCATCTGTGATCTGTTTATAGGTCAGCGGAGCAATGTGCAACTTCAATCCATCCTGCAGCACACAGTGATCTGTGATTTTTTCCTGCCTAATGGCATCCAACATCTGTGGCAGATTCACAGTGTGGGTCTGTGTTTCATTGGTTCCCGGAACTCCTGCTGTGATATCCATGGTCTCACCATAGCTGGCAATCCTAATGGCAATCAACACAGTGTCTATGTCGTGATTGACCAGTTGCCATGGGTCCTGTATGGTGGGAATACAACTTTTGATCACATCCACTGTGGCCTGGCCGTTCATCATGCTGTCCGGTGTGCGGAAGGCCAATTCATCCATGGCAGTCATGGGCAGCACAGCATGTTCTCCTGTGGTGGTCTTCTGTATCACTGCTTCAGAGTAGTGCTTTTCACCGGTGGGCAAACGTATGCTGATCTGCGGTTGTCTATAGTAGCGTTTTAACGGGTTTGTGTTTTCTGTCATTTTTATATTCTATAAATATACATTATATTAATGTGCTTGTCACTATTTATATGAGCATATTTTAGGGGTTTTTAAAGCATGGACGAACAGGAACTGCAGAGGATATTGGCTAAATCCAATCAAGATCAAGCCAAAGAAATTACCAGACTAATCAGTGAGCTGCGTAAAGCGCCCATTCTCAGCGCATCTCAGATAAAAAGAGTCAATGATTCTTTAACAAGTTTAACCAAAAACTTAAAGTTAAATGAGGGTGATCAGAAAAAATTAAACGAAGTTATTAGTGATTTATTAGACGCCAAACGAAAAGAACTTGAAGCTACCAAAACTTTAAACAATAGATTCTATACTCTATTTAGATCGTTTGGCAAAAATGAGTTGGCTGCTCAATCTGCTGCTGACGCTTTTACGGGTGCTGCGGAAACAACAGTTAAACTGGGCAAGGCTGCTTACAAAGGTACAGGAACACTCACAGAATTTACAGAAGCGTTTAAAGACAGATTAGGTTTAATAGGAATCGGCCTGCAGAATTTTGGCAACTTTGCCGATACCTCGCTAGATGCGTTCCGCACACTATCCAACGTGGGTGCCAACTTTGGACAAAATCTATTTGCATTGAGAGAAACTGCTGCCAGCGCGGCGTTGCCTTTGCAAGATTTTGTCAAATTGATTTCTGCCAACAGCGAAAGCCTGGCATTATTGTACGGTAACACCACGCAGGGTGCTAAAAGATTTTCACAACTTAGCGAACAATTTAGAAGAACCAGCATAGAACGTTTAGCGCCACTGGGATTCACAGTGGATCAATTGAACGAAGTGCTGTTAACCACACTAACCTTACAACGAAGAACAGGTAACTTTGTAGAAGATTCCGCACAGGATCAGATCGCATCAGCTGAAAGATTAGGAGTAGAACTAGACAAACTGTCCAAACTTACTGGACAACAGAGAACTGCACTGGCCAAACAGATAGAATCTCAATTGGCCAATGAGAGATTCACTGCGTTCCTAACCACACAGACCGGCGAAGCAGGTCAGCGTCTCAGTGCCTTTGCTGCATCCATTAATGGACTTGCTCCGGGGCTGACTGAAGGATTCCAAGATCTGATCGCTAACTCAGGAGTTCCGGTTACTGAGTCTGCTAGAATGTTGGTACAAAACATACCAGAGGCCAGCGGAATTATACAGCAGCTCACAGCAGGTACCATAGATTCTGTACAAGCCCTAAAACTTTTAAGAGATGCTGCCCAGAGATCTAATAAATCTTTGGCAGGTGTGGCAGTGACCGGACAGGTGGGTTTTGCTAGACTGTTCAGCGAAGTGGGCAAATTGGCTAATGCCAAACTGAATGAGACGGAACTCACAGATGAACAAAGAGAAGCTCAGAAAAAAGCAACAGAATCTCTAGCGCTGTTTGAAGATTCTACCAAAAGACTCAGTGCTAGTTTTCAATCAATTGAAACAGGATTCTACACAGTGCTGGGTGGATTCATAGGAACCACAGGCAATCAACTTAATAATGGAATAAAAGGTATAGCAGATAACATCGATAAATTAGACAATGGTACCAAAGCTCTGCTGTTCATGAGCAAAACCATTGGAGGATTCTTCCTAGATAAAGGCGGGCAAATTGCCATACACGCTGCAGGTACTGCTGCTGGTATAAGATTGGCCGGAGGAGGCATGGGCGGTGCAGGAGGCGTGGGAGATTTATTGGGAGGAAAGATTGGCACAGGATTAAAAATTGGTGCGGGCTTAGGAGCTGCTGCAGGAATGGCCGGAGGCACTGCTATGGCATATCAAGCAGATACAACAGGGGGCAAGGCAGCCGGCATAGGAACTTCTCTTGTATCGGGTGCTGTACTGGGTGGTACTATCGGTTCTATGTTTGGACCCGGCGGTACTGCCATTGGAGCAATTATAGGTGGTGTTGGCGGATTAGTATCAGGGGGGATCGGTGCAGCGACAGGAGCAGATATAAAACCCGTCGAGAAAAGAGCCACAGGTACCTACGGTGAGTTAGGTTTACCATTTGAACCCAAAACCAGCATGTTGCATGTGGAAGCGGGCGAGAGAGTGTTGAATCGACAGGAAACACAGGAATATAACAAAGAAGGACAGAGTGCTGCCCAGTATGCCCAGCTCACGTCACAAATGACACAGTATAACATGACCGCCAAAGAAGCACTAGAGCTGCAAAAAGCCAACTACAAAGCATTAAATACGTTGGTTAGCATTAATGCAGCCACAGAGAAGAATACCAAAAAAACTTCCAAAGTGGTTGATAAAGTGGGACCTTCTATTGTATAATGATAGATAATATATGAGCTGGAAAAAATATTTCAAAGAACCCAATCTAAGTCCAATCAGTGGAGAGAAAACTCCCAATTTCGCCAAAAGAAATTATTCATCATATCTGCCCGATGTGTACACAGGGCACCCGAACAGGATACAGAGATATTTTCAATATGATCAAATGGACAACGATTCTGAGATCAATGCGGCTCTGGATATTCTTGCAGAATTTTGCACACAGAGCAACGATGAGAATGAAACCCCATTTGATTTGATATTCAAGGACGATGTCACAGAGACCGAAGTTAAATTATTAAAGAAAGCACTGCAACAGTGGACGAAGAGCAATAGATTCGGCAGAAGAATATTCCGTATTTTTAGAAACTGTTTAAAATACGGTGACTGTTTCTTTGTGAGAGATTCTGAAACTGACAAATGGTTGTATATGGATCCTGCCAAGATCGACAGGATCATTGTAAATGAATCAGATGGCAAGATGCCAGAACAATATATCATCCGAGACATCAACCCCAATTTACAAAAATTATCTGCCACACAGATCACACCAAATCAATTGTATGGTGGTACCACCGGTGGACCATACAATCAAAACTACATGGGCACAGGACAAGGCATGGGCACGAGTTATCCTACGGGCGGTAGTGGTGGTAGATTTTATAGAACCATGAATCAGTATGCTATCAATGCTGAGCATGTGGTGCATATGAGTCTATCAGATGGCATGGACAATCTATTTCCATTTGGTCAATCGGTGTTGGAACAGGTATTCAAAGTTTATAAACAAAAAGAATTATTAGAAGACGCAATCATCATCTATCGAGTACAGAGAGCACCAGAACGAAGAGTGTTCTATATTGATGTGGGTAACATGCCCACACACTTGGCCATGCAATTCGTTGAGAGAGTTAAAAACGAGATCAATCAGAGAAGAATTCCCAGCACCACGGGAGGTATGAGCTACATCGACGCCACATATAACCCAATGAGTATTAACGAAGATTACTTCTTCCCACAAACAGCAGAGGGCCGAGGATCCAAAGTGGACACACTGCCGGGCGGAACTAACCTCGGAGAGATTGACGATCTAAGATATTTCACTAATAAATTGTATAGAGGTTTGAGAATTCCAAGCTCTTACCTGCCCACAGGTGCTGATGATGGAGCTCAACAATACAACGATGGCAGAGTGGGCACAGCATACATTCAAGAATTGAGATTCAACAAATACTGCGAAAGATTACAGAGTTTGATTGCTCCGGTGTTTGATGAAGAGTTTAAATTGTGGATCAAACATAAAGGTTACACCATAGACAACAGCACATTTGAAATCAAATTCAATCCACCACAAAACTTCGCACAGTATAGGCAAACAGAGATGGATCAAAGTCGAGTGGGCACATTTGTACAGGTGGCAGAGCTGCCTTACATGAGCAAACGTTTTGCTTTAAAAAGATTCTTAGGCTTATCTGAAGAAGAAATGGCTCAAAACAGCACACTATGGTCTGAAGAAAATGCAGTGGCACAGAAGAAACAGACCAAAACCACTCAATTGAGGACTGCAGGAATCAGCCAATCAGGAGTGCAATCAGATCTAGATCAGTTTGAAAACCCAACTCCAGAAGAGGGAGCACCAACACCAGGCACAGCCACACCAGGACCAGGCAGCACGCCATCTACCGGCGGAACTCCAGGTACCACACCAGGGGGCGGAGCGACCGTCTAAGGCTTAAATAACGTTATGCGATTGACAGAAATGTGGTCATATACCCCACAAGGATTTGAACAGAACAAAAGTTATAATGCAGAAGACGATATTTCTGTATTGGATTCTGACGATACACGCAAAACTCGTTTAAAATTACGAGATATCAACAAAATGCGTTTGGCTAGCGAAGCACACGACCAAGATCAAAGAGAACAAGCAGAATTTGTGCAAAAAATGTACGGTCAACAGCCAGCAGCAGACGATCTATCACTGTAATATATAATGTCCAATGTAGCATTTGTATTGGGCAACGGTGAATCACGCAGAGGCATACGCATAGCAGATCTAAAACAACACGGCACGGTATTTGCTTGCAATGCTGTGTACAGAACCGAAGAGCCCGACTATCTCATAGCAGTGGATCCCAAGATGATACTGGAAATTGCTGAAACCGATTATCCCAAAACACATGAAGTATGGACCAATTACAATCATCAGTATTCAAAAAATGAAAATGCCAAGAATCATATCAAATGGTTTCAACCCAGCTTGGGTTGGAGTTCAGGTCCTACTGCTCTAAAAATGGCAGCTGATAAAAAATTCTCCATGATTTATATAATGGGTTTTGATTATCAAGGACACGTCAAGGACGCAAAGAACAAAAGATTCAGTTTTAATAATGTGTTCAAAGACTCTAGAAACTATAAAAAAAGCACAGATGAAGCTACCTATCATGGAAATTGGTTAAATCAAACCAAAAGAGTGCTGACAGATTATCCTCAAATCGAGTTTCGCAGAGTAATACGCAAAGATGCCTTTAAACCTCACGACCTAGAGTTTAGTGCCAACTTTAAACACCTAGATATTGATGAGTTTCTAAAGATACATAATATACAAGTCCAATCTTAGTCAAAAACCACAGTTTTTGGCCTAAAAGTACCGCTTTATTTCGCCGTCTGCTTAAATACTGTACTTTAAAGTAAAATAAACTTGCCAATAAGGAGCACGTGCAATGACACAATCTACAAACAAGTTCGAGCAATTGCTTGAATTATTAATCAACGAAGAGAATGATAAAGCCCAAGCGCTATTTCATGAAATCGTTGTGGAAAAATCTAGAGATATCTATGAAGGCCTAGTTGACAGCGAAACTGCTGTTGAAGCCAAAGATATGAAGAAAGACGAAAAAGAAGAAGTCAAAGAAACTGAAAAAACTGAAACAAAAGCAGAAGAAACAGTGAAAGAAACTGAAAAAACAGATTCAAAAGACGAATCAGTTGACGAAGAAGTAGAAATTGAAGAAACTTCTAAAGAAGAAGAATCAATAGAAGAAGTTGGTGGCGATGCTACTGATGATTTAATTTCTGATATTTCGGCTGACGAAAAAGGTGATGCAGAAGTAAATGGTGAAGAACCGGCTGCTGATGCTGCACAAGGTGATGCAGAAATTGAAAACAAAATCGTTGACTTAGAAGATGCTTTAGAAGAATTAAAAGCAGAATTCGAAAAAATGATGAATGG